GCACGCTCCTCGCGGAGGGCTTTCTCTTGGTTTTCCAGAAGGATGGAGGTAACAGCCTTACGATAGTTGTCCTTGATTTCAGGGAGACCATCATGGTTAAGGACTGGTGCCCACTTCTCCTGGAGGTGTTCTGCATTATACATGCGTTTACTCCTTTAAGTGTTTAAGTGGTTAACAGTTTGATCAGATTCTCTTAGCGAGAGCAGCAACATAGGCGCTCATAGATTCGCTAACAGTCTCAATTTTTGCGGGTTGATCAGAAGAAATCTCTTCCGATACCTCTACTTTGGGCGAACCAAAGTATGACTCCTTAATTTGAGTCAGCTTCTCACGGTACGACTCTTCAGTTTTGAACTCAACTGCTTCAGCGAGGGAGGTGAACTTATCCTTTTGGGTCTCAGCAAGACCACGGGTCAGTTCGCTCAAAATCTCATTTTTACGATAGGCAGATACTCTCTCATGCAGTTGGATGTTCTTCTCAACTTGCTCGTTGAGTCGGGTCTCCATTTCATCAAGCTTGTCGCTCATCTCTGCAACAACATCAAGTGATTCGGTAGGAACGTTGATGTTGCTTTCGATGAACAGGTTTCTCAGACCAGCGATGAAGGTTTCGGTAACTTCAGCACGGAGACCTTGCTCAATAGCAAGTTCGTTCTCCGACATCCATTCTTCACACGCATAGTTTAAGAAATTCTCTACACGTCCAGCAAACTCTTCTTTGATCGACTCGATCTCTTCGGTGAGTTTTGCTTCGACGGATTCCTTAATAGAAGAAACTTTCTCTTCTACCTTAGCAGAAACTGCTGCTTCGAAAACAGTTTTTGCCTTTTCTTGGAATTCTTCTGAAAGATCCGCGCCAGACAGGATTGCAGTAATGTCTTCAGCGATCTCTTCTTCATTAACTACCTCGCCCTCTGCTTCGACTTCATCGAAGATTTTAGCTGAGAGAGCACCAGGCATAGCAGAGGAAGCGCCGCTAGGCTTGGTCTTCAGGGTAGAGTCTTTAGTCGCAGTCACAGGAGCAGCTGCTTTAGCACCAGGGTTGTCAGTACCTTCTGGCTTCTCTTTGCTATTGCTTGCAACTTCGGTGCCGTCGTTCTTAAGATCGGACTTTTGAGGAGGAACAGCGCCTTTCTTGATGGCAGCATCGCCAGTGGCAGCTTCTTCCTCAACAACTTCTTCTTCAACCGCAGTGGATTCTGCGATCAATTTCTGAAATTTTTCATCAATAGTAGACATTTAATTGCTCCTACGGGTAATAAGGACTGCGGTTAATTTCTATATTTATTTATAAATCACAAATTTCTGAGGAAACTCTCAAATGCGCGTAACTTCCTCTCTTGAAGCTCTTGACTGCTGGGTGCAGTGTCAAGCATTTGCTTGATCTGTTCGATGTGGACTTCCTTAATGCGGTTGCCTTCCATGACCCACTCTTTACCTTCATAGATTCCCTCAACAAATGCATCAGGAGCAGAAGGATCTGCTACGATATCCGCAGCAGTTGCAAGCATAAAGTCATCGGCAACTACATTAGTAGTTCCTTCTCTTCTAATGGAACCAAGTCCTCTAGAAGAAACACCGAGCTGAACCCCCTCATCAAGTAAGCTCTTTGCGATCCTACCCATAGGGGTTTCTAAAAGTTTTGCCTTACCAATAAAGTTTTTACCTTCTGGGTAAAGCTCAACGATTTTATGAGAAACACGGTCGAGGTTGATGGTTGGACCATCGGGGTGACCAAGTTCACCGAGGGCACGTCCGCGCTTGACGAATTCCTCGTTGTACTTATTTACCTCACGTTGCATGGTTTCGTACTTGTACATACGACCATTACGATTGGTGATCTCAGTTTGAAGGAAGATTCCTTTGATAAAGGTATCTTTCTTACCGTCGTTATCTTCGGTAAGAATTTCAATATCTTCAATCTGTTCCGTGATCAGTTTCATCGGTTTCCTCTTCTGTGGTTTCTTCTTCAGTCTCCTCTTCTTCTTCCTCGCTTTCGGGTTCTCCGTCTACGGGAACGTGGGGAAACATTTGTGCTGCAATATCTTGTTTAGAAGCATCAACTGCCATAGCAGCCTTTACTTGCAGCATATCTTTGAGTTTTTCAAGCGCATCGGCTTGATCATTATCCCAAAGCAAATCAACGATTTCTCGCTCTTGTGTAGCCATAATATTAACTAGACTGTAAATTATTTATTACTGTTGCTATTTTGAGATGCGGGCTTAGGCGGATTCTTTGCCTGTTGGATCTGAACTTTCTTCATATCCATGTCAAGATCTGCGCTTTGTTGCTCACGATCCATAGAATCTTTCTCCTGAGATACCATATCGAGAGGATCGATAACCTTTCCAGACTTGATATCATCAGACATTTCCGCGTCCATCTCTTCCATTTGCTTCTCGGTTTGACCGAGGATTTCCTTACGGATATAATCTGTAGAGAAATACTTACCGACAAATGGATCCATCTGTGCAAGAATTTGGAGCTTCTCGTTCATCATCTCAAGGTTCTTGAGTTCCGTGAAATGATTGTCATACAGATAGTCGTACTGGATATGCTCCTTCATTCCCTCCCAATCTTCTGGGGTAATGACACCCTTGAGGATCAGTTGAGTTTTGAGAGTATCCTGGAACAATTCGCTAAACTTTTTGCGGAGTTTGCCCACAAACTTAGTGAACTTGAGTTCATCTCTAGTGATCTCGGAAGTGCGTCCGATATTAAAAGAGGTAGTTGAATCAAGTCTTCCCGCAGGAACATTTAACGATTTGTAAAGTTTTGTTTGGAAATATTGCACATCTGTAAGCTCTCCGAGGTTCTGCCCTCCTGGGAGAGTTGTGATCTCCGTGCCACGACCACCTTCTCTACGTGGAAGCCAAAAGTCTTCCAGCATAGACATATATTTACGGTCGTCACGGATCTCCCCAGTATTGGCGTCGTAAACTAGCTTGTTACGATAACGACCCATCACCTCTCTGAGGTACTGTTCCGCTTTGACCTTTGGCAAATTACCTACGTCGATATAGAAAATTCTACGCTCTGGTGCGCGAGAAATTCTATAAATCACAAGAGAGTCCTCAATCATACGAAGTTGATTGAGAACTTTAATTGCTTTGTGTAGATACGAAAGAACAATATTTCTATTCGTATCCATGATGCCAGATGTCACATATGTGATCGCATCTTTTGCAATTTTAATACCACTATTAGCTGCAGTATTATTCAGACCCTTTGAGTTGTAAATGAAATACTCTTCGGTTTTGCCGAAGTCATACTTCATAAACTCATCAACGTTCTTTGGATCCTTATTAATCTGACGAACTTTTTTGATTTTATTTGGATCGATATAACGCAACTCAAGAATACCATCTTGAGGTTTGTTGAGATCAATTACCTTATGATAATATAAACGCCCATCGATGTACCAACGGCGGAACATCTCATGGGCTTTGGTATCAAATCCAAAAAGATTTTTGATATAATCAAACTCTTTGCGAATCATACCCTTGACGCTATCACTAACTTCAAGGTTGTCGAGATTAATTTCTACGGGAGTATCATTCTGGTCAGCAACAATTGCTTCATGAACGATATCCTCAATTGCAGAATCAACTTCTGGATGCATCGCCATTTCGCGATACTTTACCACCATGTCATATTCGGTTTTGAAGTTACCGTCCAGGTCAATATACTGACCGTAGTAACCCCCAGCGATAAAGCTAGTAGCGCCGTCTTCGTTAGTTGGCGGAACAGGGGAAGGGGCATTTACCTTCTTCCCCTGATCTTTTTCTCTAAACGAAAATCCAAATAATTCTGCCATTATAAATCTATTGATTCCGTTCTATTATTTAGTTGTCTACGAAATCGCGGTCATATTATTTGTTCCAGCTCCACCTTCAGTGGTGAAGTACTGGTATGCAAATTCAACATCAAACTCTTCGTATGAATCGTTGTTGTCGTATGCAACAGTAATCTGAGAAACTGAAACAGGGAAAGCTTGGAACAGTTTGTAAGTTCTGAGAGATCTTACACTTCCAGGAGCTCCGTACTTATCAAGTTGTTGAACTTCAATATCTTGAAGGATCTCTTGATATGTGGCAAC